ATGGTAATTTAACACAAAGACATTTAAGGAAAATACATACTTACTTTTGGGTATTTGTTAAACCAAAATTAAGATTTAGAGCTTAATTTAATCAATAAAAAATAATTATGCCAAACGAACACGAATTAACACACGGACGCAATCCGTATCTGCTGGACAAAGACGAAATGTGGACAGCGCGCGACGAGCAGTCAAGCGAGGACGAAGTCGCGGAGTTTTTATTTGGACTAATCAGGTTGATCAAGCCGGGTTTTGTCATAGAAACTGGGGCCTATTTGGGCGACGCTACAATAGCAATGGCCAAAGCCCTGAAAAAAAATAATTATGGAAAGATAGTTGCGTGCGAAACATTAGAGGATAGAGTTAAGTTTGTAGATGATAGAATAAAAAAGGAAGGTTTAACTGAAATCGCGCAATGTTTAGAAATGACAGGGTTAGAATTAGCGAAGCAATGCAAGAATATGGTTGAGTTTGCTTTCATTGATAGTTCGCCGAAGGGATCAATCAGAGGATTAGAGATTATGGAGTTATTACCGGCATTGAAATCAAAGACGCTGATCGCTTTACATGACACTGCACCGCAACACCCGACGATCCATAAATTAGCAAATGAATTACCATTGGCGAGTGTTTATTTTAATACGCCAAGAGGTTTTACATTATTTATGAAAGAATAACTATTTTATCAATTTTGTGGTATAATAATTATAAGTTCAAATCATTAGATAAATCATTATGTATAAAAAGTCTTACAATAAGAATACAAAGACATACAAGAGAGCCGAGCGAGTTATAAAATCTTTATCAGAAAAAGGGAAAAAGAATGTCAAAAAACCGAAGTCTATAAGACAGGCGCAAATTGACGCTGGATATTCTAAAAGTTATGCTGATACTGGTCGGGCTTTAAAAAGTAGAACAGCGCAGGAACTAATTGCCGAACATTTATCTGATGAGATTATTTATCAAACTCACGGGGACTTGTTAAGGTCGTCCGAGATAAGTCATCTTGTATTTCCAAAGATTGGCAGAGGCAAGAAAAAAAGACAATTAACTAACGCAGAAATCAAAAAGATAGTTCAAAGCGTGCCGGGTTGTCGTTTAATTTACATAAAACCTGACGACTATATCGGAAAAGTTGCTTTTTTTCAAGCACCAGACGCCAAAAGTAGAAGGGACGCGCTTGATATGGCTTATAAAGTTAAAGGGGCTTACGCACCGGATAAGATTGAATTGACTAAACGAAAGTATCAAGACTTATCAAATGCTGAATTGGCCGCTTTAGAAAAGAAGCTAAAAGACTTTTTATTAAAAAGAGATTAGGTGTATAATTATAGTATCGGGAGTTCTCGCGTTGGGCAGATTTTACTTAGTATTGTAAATCGAGCTTTGGCCTAACAGCGACGCTTAGCGTTCTTGATTAACAGACAAGTAATTCTGTCCAGCACAAGACCTCTCGGTCTAAGGTAGTGCAGGGGTATCCGACAAGGTTTATTTTATTTTCATTTTCCTTTTAGCTACTCCTCGCTTATGGTCTGCAAGTGTCGGAATGATAATGACCGCTACCTTTTATAAATATAATCAACTTTAAATAATTAAAACAATCGCTATGGAAATTATTAAAATGCACTATAAGTTATCAAAGCCAGTTTCTCGCTATCGGGAAATCAGGGCGGAAGCTAAAGAACTTTTAAACTTTATTGACGAAGGGAAATATAAAGGTTTTTATAACAAGGCATACGCGATCGCTCATTGTCAAGTGAGTGAAACGCCAATGTCTTTTTTTGTTGTTGCTGGGGAGTGCGTAACCAATAATAAGAAAATGAATTGGTATAAAATGTTTGAGGACAGAGTTATTATCAACCCTAAAATTATATTAGCCAAAGAGCATAAAAAAGTAATTCAATCAAATGGCAAAAGTGTGGTTGTTCCGAACACGATTGAATGTCAAGAACCTTGCATGTCTTTTCCGTTCAGAAGGCCAAAAAGAGTAAAGAGGTTTAATTTTATCAAAGTTAGGTATCAAGTATCGCGCTGGTATGGTTTAAAAACTGTTAAAGTTGACTTGGAAGGTGTGGCCAGTGAGATATTTCAGCATTGCTACGATCTAACACAGGCAAAGAATATCTATTTTGAAAGTGAAACTCCGGTCAAGTGGTGGGAGTTGATCGGTAATGATAAGCCAGTAATCGGTGGCTCATCAATAGATAAAGAAAGGTTTGACCCTTCCGGGTTGAAGCCGACAAAGGAAAAGGTTGCATACAATATTATAATGAACCAGTCAATAGACGCACAGAAAAAAACACTTAATCCACCTTATATTGATTTGGGCGAAAACTCTACTTGTGTAAAATGTAAACAACAATATTGCACCTGCAAAGAAAGACAAGACGGGACTTGGGAAAATGACTTGCCTATAATATTTTATGGCAAAACTAAAGACTAAAATTGATCAAGAGATAGCAGACTTATGCGGTAATACAAAGCCGGAAGTTGTTTTGTCTAAACTACGAGAGGTCAAAGAAGAAAAGATTTTTAGGTTTGAAGGTGAGAAGTTTCGTTTTTATGAGCCTAACGGTAAGTGTGAACAATTTATAACAAAAATTGGGGAGATAAACGCTAACGGCAAGCCAAACTTTATAACTTTATTTTCGGCGGCTAACGGCGTGGGTAAAACTGCGGCCGGAGCAAATATAATTGCACATATTATTTGGGGAAAAGAGAGCGATAATAAATACTTTAATCACCCGCTTTATAAAGATTGGCCATTTCCTAAAAAAGGCCGTATAGTTTCTGATCCTGAAAATGTAAAGACAAACTTAATTCCAACATTAGAGGAGTGGTTTCCGATAGGTAGATACAAAGGGGTAAAGGCGTCTAAACAATATAAGAGCCAGTGGACAACTGACAACGGTTGGAAGTTTGATGTGATGAGTTATGAGCAGGACACTAAAGAGTTTGAGAGTGCTACATTAGGTTGGGCTTGGTTTGATGAACCACCACCGGAAGCAATTTTTAAAGCAACCGTCAGTCGTATGCGTAAGGGTGGAATTATTTTTATATCTGAAACGCCGTTATACGCCGCTTGGCTTTATGATCATATCATTGCTAATCCTGATCAAGACTTGGCCGCAAAGGGACAGCGTGTTTATATTGAGGCCGAAGTTGAGGACGCTTGTCGGCAACACGGAATAAGGGGACACTTGGAACACGATAATATTCAAAGAATGATTGCTGAGTATTCAGAGGAAGAAAAGCAGGCGCGTATTTATGGTAAGTTTCAACATTTGGTTGGTATTCGTTATAAACAGTTTAGTAGAAATATACATGTTATCCGGCCATTTGAAATTGATCAGCGCAACTGGTGTGTTTATCATGCGCTTGATACTCACCCGAGAAACCCGGACGCTGGGACTTGGATTGCGATTAATGATAAAGGGACAAAAATAATCGTTGACGAATTGTGGATAAAAAGTCAGGGCGGGACAGAAGAATTGGCCAGAAGGATTAAAGATAAAAACAGCGAGTATAGAATTGTCAGGAAGCTACTTGAACCGGCGGCGTATAACGAGGATCAACACTCTGAACCGAAAGAGGAAACATTGGCAAAGAAATTGGCCAGTTATGGTTTGAATTATTTACCGGCTACTAAAAGCAGAACCATGTCAGACAAGAAAATTGAGGACGCTTTAACTTATCAGAAAGTCAATCTAAACGATAGAGAGGAATTTATCAAGTCGCCTGAATTATATATTTTTGATACTTGTAAACATACCATTTATGAATTTGAACATTACAGGTGGGACGAGTGGTTAGGCAAAATGGCCGAGAGAAAAGATAGGAAAGAGAAAACAGTTGATAAGGACGATCACTTTATTGAGAATATCGGGCGCATTTTAATTCAAAATCCGGTCTTTATACCTATGCCAAAGAGAAGTCAGAATGTTAATGAGCGTAAAAGTTATGATCCGTTTGACAAACCAGCATAAGCATTTTACTTTTTTATAGTTTGTGGTATAATAAAAATAACAAAATAAGATTATGAAAATTAAAACATTTCAAGTCAAACAATATCGGGGTTGTCCGATATACTACCGCAACTTTGGTTCACATTTTGAGTATTTGACGGTAGTTAATAATCAAATCTATACGGCGCACATTTCTGTTCGACCTACGACTATAAACTTAATTCTTTATTGGTTGAAGATAGCACCGGAAAAGTATTGTGATAAGCAGTATAAAAACATTTTAGAGATATTAAGAAGAATAGCCGTAACTGTTATTGAGAAAACATTTAAAGATGAAAAAGAGGCAAGGGACAAAGCTAAAAAGAATATCATTAAATAACTAATAACTAAAATAATTTTATGTCAAAAAAACTGGTTAACAAAAACATCTCGTTTAAAAATTTTGACGATTTAGTTCAAGCATTTAAAACTATAAGTGCAAAGGCAGATGTTCAGAATGTCAATATAAGTGGCAGTCTTAGAACTGATGAGAAGGGCAATAAAAGTTCACAGTTCACCCTTAGTTGGGAAGAAGCCGAAAGTCTTTAAAAATAAATAGCTGGAAGGAAATCGTCTTATCAGCTATATGCCGAAAACAAAAAAAGATATTGCAGAACCATTGCCAGAGGTTGAGGAAGTTGATCAAGATTATAAGAATGAGGACGAGGATTATTCCGGTTTGATAAAACAAACAGAGACAGAATATCAACTCGGGTGGTGGTTTATGAAGCCCAAACTTGATGAATGGGCAGTTAGATTAAAACTTTACAATAACCAAAAGAGGGACAAACTTGCCGTTGGCGATCCCTTATTATTTACTATCCACCAAACTGTGTTGGCCGCGCTTTATAGCGACCGGCTTGGGGTGGATTTTTTAGGTCGCGACGAAGGCGACGAGGAAACAGCAGAGAACTTAAACTCTTTGGCAGAATTTGATTATGACGAAATGGAAAAGGACGAGATTGATTATGACTGGGATTGGGACGCGTCATTTTTTGGCAGAGGTTTATTAATCAATTTTGAATTTGATCGTAAATTAAAATGTCCAACGCCGGAAGTAGTTGATATGATGACTTGGTTGCGTGATCCGCGAGCAGTTTCAGTTAATGGAGATAGGAAAGGCAGAGGGGCAATGAAGTTTGGCGGTAGAGAAATTAGGTTGTCTAAATTAGATATGGACAATGCCGGTATTTATTTTAACTATAAAGGATTAAAACCCGATACAACTGATATTCGTTCACTGGTTGACGCTAGCGCACAAGCAAGACAGCAAGCTGACGGAACTGGTGATGTTAGCAAGTTTTCTGATTTGAAAGGCGACAATGCAGATTATCGTTGTTTAGAATGGTTTACTCATTGGAAAGGTAAAAAGGTTTTAGTTACTTTGGCTGATAATCGTAAAAGAGTTATCCGCTATACTGAAATAAAACAAGACGAATGGCCAATACATGACAGGTCAATTTATCCTATGGCTCATGATTGGGACGGTGTGTCTATTCCTGATTTGATTGAGGATAAACAAAGAGCAAGGTCAGTCGTGCAGAACTTGGGGCTTGAAGGTATAAGAGTGGGACTTAATCCGACTTATCTTTACGATACCAATAAAATTAAGAATAGAGGCGATTTGAATGTTGAGTTTAATAAACATATTCCGGTTGACGGTAGTCCGTCCGGTGCGGTTGAGGAAGTCAAGAGGCAGACAGTTAAAGCAGAGGTTAATTGGATTTTAGAAGTTTTAGATGTCGCGGCTCAAAAAGCTACGGCCACGCCTGATATTCAACAAGGCATGCAGACAGAGAGTAAGAGAACGGCCACCGAACTTAATCTACAATCAGCAAAGGTTGATACTCGTTACTCATTATCAGCAAAGATATTTGGTTGGTCAGAAAAGAGATTTTGGAAGCAATGGTATAAACTTTATAAAACACATTTTAAAGATGATATTGATGAGAAGGTTATTAGAATTGTTGGGGCTATGGGTGCAAAGTGGCGTGCATTAACTCGGGAGAATATTATTGCCAGTGTTGATCCTGACATTAAGATTGAGAGCAAAGTTATATCCGAAGCTATTAAATTAAACGAACTTCAAAAATATAGATTATTTGTTAAAGATATTATGGCCACTGATCCGCAGAGTGCCAATGTTAGATTTGCGTTAGAGAAAATCGGCAGACTATCCGGCTTTACTAAAGAAGAAGTTGAAATGGTATTGCCACCGACAGTTGACGAAAGAAACGCTGAAACTGAAAACGAGAAACTTGATGAAGGCGAATTAGTGCCGGTTCAAGTCTATGATGACGATTTTATTCATTTAGAGGTTCATAATAAGGCGTCTGATACCCCACAAAAAACTGCCCACTTGAAAGCCCACGAAAGAGCAATGATGTTAAAGAGAGTTAAACCTGAACTTGATATGGCGCGAAATAGACCTGATGAGCCAGTTGATAAAGCTAATATGCCAGCCGAGTTTGCTTCTACCAATGCACCAGCAGGGGCCGGCAGATCAATGCCGACAATGAACCAATAATTTTATGACAGCTAAAAAAACAACAAAAAAACCACGAGCCAAAAGAAAGCCAAAGGCTACCCCGTTTAGGACAGTTGAATTACCAAAACAAGCCACTCCTAATTTAGTTGAGAATGTTAAATCTGCACTTGACGCTTTGGCAATTAGTCCGGGTTGGCAGATTATTTGCAAGATACTGAACGATAATATTGATTATTTAGAAATGGCTATTTTGGAAAGGATTGATCCGAAAACAAAAGCACTTCTCAGCCACGAGGAAGTAGAAGAATTAAGGAAGATGAGAAGTTTAAATATAGAGGTTAGGGATACTCCCAAGAATTACAAAAAACATTTAGAGGATACCGGAATTGTGCCGAAAGAGTTTGATCCCTATTTTAAGACAAGAAGTGAAATACAGAAAGCAGATAGATTATCAAGACAATAGCGCACTTTAACAATTAAATAGTTAGTGTAGTAACAAAAATTGCAGACGATATTGTGAAGTTCGTTGAAGCCGTCTTACTCTGTGAGGGGCTTTGGCGATTTCCTACTTACAGACTGCGAACAGCAGTAACAAGTAGGCGGTTTCAATGAGCTTCACAACAGCTCTGCCGTTGGATTTAATCAATCCGACGAGGTCAGATAATAATATCTGATAGCCATGATCATTAAGTTATCGGCATTTCTTAATAATTATGTGTATTAACCAAAAAAAATATGCCAGAGATTGACAAAAATAATCAAGCCGCCGACGCTGACGCAAGTCAAGACGCAGGCGAGAACAGCCAAGCTGGTGCTGACAACAACCAAGCTGACAACGCCAATGACGGAGATGAGAACGCCGACAAGGGCGCTGATGATAAAGAGGGTGGTTCAGGCGACGATAACACCTCACAAAGTGAAGACGATAAAGACAAAGCCAAAGCCCCCGACAAAAAAGATACTCAATCGGATAACGACGATAAGGACGATAAGGACGACGGATTAGAACCGTCAACTCGTAAAGTGTTAAATAAGCAAGATTTCATAATCGGCCGTCAAAAAGCCAAATTATCAAAAGCAAAAGCGAAAGCTGACGACGCTGGCGATAATGACGCAGGCGACGACAATGATGATGAAGTTGCGCCAGAGGACGAGGCACTTATCAATAAAGTCGTTTCCAAAAACTTTGCCCCGATCATTGAAAAAACTCAATCAGCAGAGGACGACAGAGATGTTAAAGATTTTCTTGCTGAAAATCCTGACTTCAAGCCGTTTGAAGCAAAAGTCCGAAGATATATAAAACACCCTAGCCGAAGCCATTTGCCTGTAAAAGCTATTTTTTACGAAGTAGCCGGCGATAAACTCATGAAAATAGGTGCTGACAGGAAAGGTAAGGCTGACGAGGAAGCCAAAACCTCTCAAACTGGTGGCGGATCAAACCGTGCCGGTGGTGAAGGTGGAAAGAATATCAATGACATGACAAAAGAGGAGTTTGAGGCAGAGCAAAACAGAGTGAGACAAGGTAATTAATACCAAATCAAACTCTAAGATAGTTAAGTTTTAATTCAATAATTTTAATCAAACAAAATGCCGAATACTACACGAACAGAAATACCAGCAGAAGTAAACAATTTTTATGATAGAACTCTTTTAGAGAGAGCAGTATCATTGTTTGTTCATTTACGCTGGGCGCAGATTAGAGATTTACCAAGACAAGCCGGAACAAAAGTTATTAAGTTTCGAAGATATGGTAACCTAACTGCCGCTACTACTCCGCTAACAGAGGGGACAACCCCTGCGGGTAGTCAGCTTTCAGTTACCGATATTACCGCAACAGTCGCTCAATATGGCGATTTTATAACGGTTACTGATATTGTGTCTTACGAAAGTAAAGACGCAGTGTTAATGGAAGCGTCCGAAATTATGGGCGATCAATCCGGCGACACACTCGATCAATTATGTCGTGATATTTTAGTTGCTGGAACAAGCGCAACTTACGCAGGGACAGGTAATGTCGCAACGGCTGATGTAGCCGCTGGTGATGTGGCCTCTCTTGCAAATCTTGATACTTTGATTGCTACTTTAAAAGCAAATGACGCTAAAAAGATTACACGACAAGTTAATGCTTCTACTGGTTACAACACCACTCCGATTAAACCAGCGTTTGTTGCTATTGCCCACCCAACTATTCTAGTAAAGATTAAGACCTTAGCAATAGCTTCAAGCCAATGGATACCAGTTGAAAAATATCCAAGTCAAACAACCGTAATGGAAGGCGAAGTTGGCACATACGAGGATATTCGTTTCATAGAAACAAACAACGCAAAAGTTAAGACAGGCGCGGGAACAGGTGCTATTGATGTTTATTGCACACTTGTTATGGCCGCAAACGCTTACGGTATAAGTAGAGTTTCAGGCGAAGCAATGAAAAATATTGTTAAACCTCTTGGCTCTGCCGGTTCTGCTGATCCTTTGGATCAACGAGCAACTTCCGGTTGGAAAGCAACCTTTGTGGCTAAAATCCTTAATGAGGATTATATCACAAGACTTGAAAGCGCTCTTGTTTAGTATCTTTCATTAGTAGGAAATTGCACGCCAAAGCCGTAATTAAACAATAATTATTTAGGAACATTACTATTATGGTAAAAGAAAAAGACAAAGCTATTGATCCGTTGTTAGACGACGAAAGTTCAAAGACACCGGATAAGCCAGCACCAAAAGAAGTGCCGGCGGTAGAGAAGGACAAAGCACAGGCAAAGGAAGCACCAGCACCACCAACGCCAGCAGAAGAAGTCAAAACTCCCGAGCCAGTTGCTACTCCCGAACCACCAATCGTTGCAGAGAAGGTTGTAAAACCTGTATCTGTAAAGGAAGCAAAGGAAGTGGATATTATTGCACAAACAAAAGCTATCCTTGCTAAAGGGCCACACACTAATTTTATTATCCCATTAGGGGAAAATGAAGCAGTGGGATCAGTTGACACAGTCCAAATCAATGGATATAAGTTGACAATTCAAAAGGGAGTTATGGTCAATATCCCTGTTCCAGCGGCCAATATTCTTGCCGAGAAATACAGAATTGCTATGACAGCAGGGCAAGACAAAAAAATTGACCGTGCGTCCGACGTTCAGGACGCATTGAGTTAAGTAATTAACTCACAGTTAGATTTAAGAAACTCATATAAATAATTCTATGCCAAGAAATTACATTGAAAATGTGTGTTTGAAAGCACCCGGATTAGCCATTAAAGCTGGTGGTTCGGTTACTGCAAAATACGCTAATACCTTTGCCGTAAAGGCAAACGGTAATATCTCTGTTGACACAACCACTGCGGACGCCCCAGCATTATCAGCTTCAAAGGGAGTTAATGACGCTGACAGTTCCAATTTGGCAGACGACTACCAACGTGTTTATACACTGTTGGCCTCTGTCGTCGCGGCAACAGGAGTTATTACTTGCACTTGGGTTCACGGTAACGATTTTGCAATCGGTCGTGTAGCAAAAACAAGTGATATAAACTTTGGCAATCCCGAAAACAACGACGCATTAAAAGCAATCGTAGGTTTTTTAGTAGTTAAAAATGAAACTGCGGCTGACTTTATTCCGTCAACAACTGTATTAGATGTTGCTAATTTAACAACACAATACATTGACGCTTTCGGATTTGCTGGAATGTAAGCATAGGAAGTCGCCAAACTATAAGCAATCATTATGATTAATACAAAGTTCGCAACATTAGTCCGCTATTATACCAAAACTAATTCAACCACCTTCACTGACGCTGATATTTTAACGCTGGCCAATATCTTTAAAGATGATATTTCAGCAGAAGTGTCAAAAGCAGTAGGTGAGGATTATTTCGGTTTGCGCTTTGAGCGCGATTTATTAGCCGGACAGCGTGAATACGATCTGCCGGCCGAAATAATGGGACGGATTAAATACCTTCAAGCAAAACTAGACGGCACTAATTGGGAAAAACTAAATGAAACCGATTTAACTGTCTATGGTAAAGCAATAGACGAAACCACAATACAATCTATCTACGCTGATAAAGCGCCGGAGTTTGATATTTGGGATCAAGGTATTTATCTTTTGTCAGGCGACGCCATAATTGATGTAACTGACGGTTTAAAACTTTGGGCGATAATCTTTCCGGCAGACTTTGCCAATCTCACTTCAACAGATGATATGTCAACTAACCCGGACGATTACACTCATGGTTTCCCTCGCCAATTCCACGAACTTTTGGCAAGGCGCGTATCCATTGCTTATAAATCAAGTAAAGACAAGCCGATCCCACTATCAGAAAAAGAGAAACTTTATGAGGTGGATATAATGACGGCAATTAATTCAATGAAAGACACGAACCTTGACAGATCAGTCAGGCCGTCCGTGCCTTATAACGACGGAAGTGATTATTAACTTTCCGTATAATCATTAACAAAACGTATCATGTTATACACAGCACAAATCAAGGACGCAAAAAAAGAGTTTTCGTTGCCAGACAACGCCTCTTATTTGGACATTTGGTTTGACATATTGCTTGACGGTGAAATAGTCGCAGAACGCAGATTGGCTTTCCCAATGGGGACAACCAAAGACGCAATAACTGCCGAAGTTCAAGCATATTGCCGAATGTATGAGAACGACCATGCACTTGCCGCCGAAGCTCAAAAACGAGCAGTTGACGACGCAAAAGCAGAAAAAGTGTTGGACGAACTCAAGGGAATTGCAGTTGACAAGAGCGTAGAACCGGAAACAGAACCGGTTGACGAAGTAGTCGAGGAAGCAGTCGAGGAAGTAGTTGACGAGGAATAACTTGTCATTAGAAATCGCCAAGTGAAATTGCCATTTAATTAACTCACACTAATAAAGATAATACTATGAACATCTTTAAACAATCCAAAGTTGGATTAAAAGAAAATGTGGAGTATAAATTGACCGACAAAAACGGAGATATAAAACCGATTTTCAAGGCAAACAAGTTATACACTTGGTTAATGAAAAAGGGCTTTGTCTCTAATGATTTAACCTCTCCACTATTAGGTAATTTCGTTGACAGTATGGTTATTGCAAACTTGATAACTACTGCCGGAGTTGCCGGTATCGCCGCTCGTATTAACGGCTCGGGTTCACCTGACGCTTACACTTATGTTGGAATTGGAACTGGAACAACTGGTGCGGCAGACGCCAACACACAGTTAGAGGCTGAAATTACAACCTCTGGTGGTGCAAGAGCTTCCGCTTCTGTCAGCGTAGTTACTACTGACACAGCAGGCGACACCGCTCAATTACAGTTGACTTATAACTTCACAACTGGGGCTTCATTTGCTATTACTGAAAGTGGCGTTTTAAATGCCGCTTCTACTGGCACTTTGCTTGCTCGTCAAGTATTTTCTGCAATTAATGTCGCTTCTGGCGATAGTTTGCAAGTTACTTGGAAATTTGATGTTGACACTGCATAAATTGTAATTCTATTCTGCCTCTCTTTGGGGGGCAGGAATAGGGCTATAATTGCTCTTAAAATGGGGGAAAGTTAGCAAGTCGCCAAAAACATATAAAAAGGGATAATTAAAAAACCCTAAATTTTAAAAAAGGACGGATATTGCTAACTCCCCCGTTCTTATAAACTAATACGAAATCGCTATGGACTTAAAAAACAAGAAGATCCTTATTGGGATACCGAGTGCGTCAGGTTATATTTCTGCCTATGTAGTTGACGGGTTTTTCAAACTAACAAGGCCTTGCGCAACCAGTATGTTAATAATTGAACGTCAAGCAGTTGACGCCGCACGAAACTTCTTAATTGAAATTGCTGTGCGTATGCAAGTTGATTATTTAATGTTTGCTGATGACGACGGAGTATTGCCAAACGACACACTGGTTAAATTGGTTGAGGACGACAAGGATATTGTGGGTGCGCCAATGGTAACGAGAAATGCAAGGGATAACGGAGAGCATGCACTTTGTTGCTTTGAAAAGTTTGACTTCTATATCGGGGACGGAAAAACAATCAATAAATACCGATCAATGGATAAATTGGAGATTGGCGATAATTATTTACAGCAGGTTGACGGAGTAGGGGGCGCCTGTATGTTATTGAAGCGATCAGCGTTTGAAGCATTATTTAAAAAGCACAATGGCCGGCCGTTTGAGTTCCTTAATGAAGTCCACGAAACCAAAGAGCATGGCATTACTTTACGCAATATTTCAGAGGACATGTGTTTTTGTGAGAGAGCGAGAGAGGCAGGATTTGCCATTTGGGTTGATAGCCGGATTAGGCCAGTTCACTTGGGAAAACCAAACTTTGCTCGATTTGAAATGGAAGGAGAGAAATTGCCACCACTTAATCGTGAACCAATAAAGGGCGGAATTACATTGTCCGAAAACTTAAAATAATAATAATTAACAATTTAAAGACAATTATATGGCAGACAAAAAAATAACAGAGTTGGTGGAGTTAAACGCAACTCCTGACGACGTTGACATTCTACCAATAGTAGATGATGTCGCTGTAACCCCAGTAACTAAGAAAATAACAGTAGCTAATTTATTGGGTGGTATCAATAGTGATACTGCTACATTAACAAATAAAAGAATTACAGACAGAGTAACAGAAATTACTACTCACGCTACTCCAACTGTAGATACTGATGTTTGTGATGTTGTTTCAATAACAGCATTAGCAGAAGATATTACTTCAATGACTACAAACCTTTCTGGTACTGAAACCAATTTCCAGAAGATAATATTCAGAATATTAGATGATGGAACAGCAAGAGCAATAGCTTGGGGTTCAGATTTTGAAGCTGGTGGAGTTGCTTTACCAACTACAACAGTAGCAGGCAAAACATTATTAGTAGGATTCATTTACGATTCAGTAGATAGTAAATGGGCTTGTGAAGCAAGTAGTTCAAGAGCTTAATAAATAAATATATAATTATGATAAGCTTAAAAGGTAAAACTAAAAAAGAAAAGATAAAGTTAAAGTCAGTAGAATTGGCTAAGGTTAAGATTGGTAAATTTACTAAAGATAATTTTGACATTGAGATTATTGGTGATATTAAAAAAATTAATGGTGGTATTCAATTATTTGCTAAGGCACGTAAAAATGGGAAACAATTAGGTTTTGGAAAAGACGGAAGTGTTGAAATTGAAAGGTTCAGATTTTTCAATCCCCCTGTTTTAGTTGATGATATAAATGGAGATATTGTAAGAGAATGGGAAGAAGAAGATTTAGATACAAAAATTAAAACACTAAGACAAAGAAAATTAAAATATGACCCAATAGAAGCTATCAAACAGTCTTTAGCTCATACGATTTTACAAGTAGGCAAAAATGGAAATAATATTATTTCAGGTAAAGTTGGCAATACTACTTCTACATTTTATAGTGGAGCTGGAGATGGGCACGTTCGTAGGCAGTGGGTTTCTTGGAGTTCTGCTTATGATGGCTCTGCGACTGAAGTTGACTACGATTCGGCGTGGTCTCGTATTACTGTTGAAGAGAACGGAGGAAACTATGGTATAGCTCGTTCTTTCTATCCAATAGACACATCTTCCATTCCAGATGGTGATACAATTTCTAGTGCAAAATTTTCTATTTACGAAAATGATGTTGTAAGAGCTTTTGACCCTGATGTAATTTACTATTTAGTAGAGGGGAAACAAGCAAGCACATCATCTCTTACAGCTAATGACCAAAATATATCTGCTATTGGTTCTATCTCTTTTGGGACACACTCTTTTAGTTCATCTGGTGTCGGATTTAGAGATTTTGTATTAAATTCAAGTGGAATTAGTAATATATCAAAAACTGGTTATTCTAAATTTGCAGTAAGGCGTGAAGAAGATTTTGATGATGACCCAGGTTCATTATCAGGATTTACAACTCCTAAAGCGTTTTATACATCAGATGAAGCAGGAACAACAAAAGACCCTAAATTAGTAGTAGAACATTCAGAAGTAGCAACAGGAGCTTTCTTTCAATTTTTTTGAGCAAATAAAATAAACTATGTCTTATTTAACACAAGAAAATGGAGATAAAATACTACAGGAAACTTTTAAAATAAGTTTTAAAAATTAAGCAATTATATGGCCACATATTCTAAAATACAGATGGAAACTGCCGACAATATCCTGCAAGAAAATGGTGATTATCTTTTACTTGATCCACAAGATATTGCAGAAACATTGACTGAAAGGATTGCCATAGTTCCGGTAATAGAAAAGGTTGCGACTTTGTATAAAGTTTTGTCCGAAACGGTTATCGCAGTTGGAAACAGGATAATACAGACAGCAATAATATTTGTTGAGAGTTTTACTACTAGGGACGTCATTGCTAAAGTGGCTACTTTAATAAAGACCTTAGTTGAGGTGGTTTCGGTAGTGCCGGCAATACTTAATCAAACTGCAACGACACTGATTGAAAATATCAAGGCGTCAGACGCATACGAAAATGTTTTAACCGCAATTAAAGTTTTGACAGAGATTGTCAGTGTAGTTTCAAACGCACTATTAGATACAGCTACGACTTTTGTTGAGAGTATAAAGGTTGTTCCGGTAATCTCAATAGTTTTATCGGCTGTGAAAGTGTTAACTGAAAGTATTGTTGCCGTTGGAAACAGAATAATGCAAACAGGCAGAACTTTTGTTGAAAGTTTAAATATTACTTCTGTCATTGAAAATGTGGCCAGTTTAGTAAAAACTTTAACAGAGGCAATAAAAATAAGTCCGGTATTTAATAGATTGGTTACGGCTTTTAGGGAGTTTGTTGAGAGTTTTACAGTTGCCGGTGCTTTTATAAGAGATACCGGCAGAACATTTACTGAAAATATAAAAGCACTTGACGTTTATGAGAAAGTATTGTCAGGAGTAAAAATATTAACTGAAACTATCATAATGGCCGTTAATTCGCTCTATAACACTTCAAGGACATTTATTGAGGTTTTGGTAGTTGCACCTGTTTTAGCCACTGTTTTGACGGCCTCACGCACCTTTACAGAGATAGTTAAGGTTTTTGCTACTACTTTAAAGACACTTCCAGCAAAAACTTATACAGAGGTTTTAAATGTTACTGATTTGGCGGTTGTAATAGCTTCAATTTTCTTTAGGACGATAACAGAGGTTATCAGTATTGTTGAAGGTGCTATTGAAAAAGTATTAACCGCAATTAAAGTTTTAATTGAGCAAGTTATAATTGCCCCTGTTCTTTTAACTATTAGCACATTTTATAAAATATTAAGCGAAGTGATTATCGTTACTGGTAGTATATTAAAACAAACCGGTAGAATTTTTGTTGAAAGCATGAGCGTAATTTCAAATAAATTATATAGTTTAGCAAGGACTTTTGTTGATAGTTTTAAAGCCAGCGACAGCATTATATTTGCAGGTCAAAAAGTATTAGCCGAAACCATTAAGGTTGTTGATAGTTTTGTCAGGGATATTGGTCGGATATTTGTTGAAATAGTGCAAATCATTTCTACAATAGGAAACCAAACAGCGCGAGTATTTACAGAGGTTTTTCAAGTTGTGTCTGATAGGTTAACAAGAATTGGAAAATTATTGATTGAAAGTTTAACGATTTTTGACAGTATTGTTTTTGCAATGCAAAGGGTGTTCAGTGAGGTTGTTAAGGTAGTTGGTAGTATAGCCAATAAAACCGCTAATATCTTTACGGAAATTATAAGCGTTGATCCAACAATAAATAGATTGCGACTTATAACATTGAGCGAAGTTGTCAAAGTTATTGATCAAATAAGCCATAGCATATCAAAGACATTCACAGAAAGCGTGGCCGTTCAATGGTTCAAAGAAACTTATCGGGCTTTTGTTTATTCAGAAAGTATAATTGTGAGGACAATATCATATCCATTTGTTATAACAAAGGTTTTAATTGAGAGTTTAATTACCGGTGCAAGCGCAGAGTTTGTTAAAAAACAATTTGCGGTTTTAACTGATGTGATCAAGGCCGGAGTTAGCTTTTCCTTTTCTATTAGCAAGACATTTGTTGAGAGTATAAAAATGGCTTCTGATGTTATTATCAGATATTTGGGCCGGACATTCGTTGAACCGTTATTGATCAACGGCAAAGGATTTTCTGACGAAATTGAGTTGCTTTTTGGCCGAGTTTTGTCAGAGGCGCTTTCAGTTGTTGACACAATGGGAAACTGGGTTATAAATAAATTATTAGTTGAGGTTGTTAAAATTTACGACAATGTATTAAACACAACGACAACGGTTTTCAGTGAGGCATTATCAGTTGTTGACAATGTGGCTTCAATAGGGACTAAAGTATTGATTGAAATTGTCAGTATAGTTGGGGATTTTGGAGATTGGTTAATGAGTAGAACTTTTGTTGAGAGCATAAAAGCATTTGATACAGTGGCATTTTTGAAAGCACAATTTAAGATTTTAACTGATAGCTTAAAAGTAGTTGACAATATTATTAGAAAAAGACTAGAAATATTTGTTGAAAGTATAAATGTTGTTAGCACCTTTTTAATCGGGACTATTTCAAAATTATTAGTTGATCAGATTAAGGTTATAAGCAGTTTGGCTTTTATTCGGGCTATTAGTAAGGAATACAAAGAAACAATAAAAGTAGTTGATAATATATTTCATTTATCAGGTAGATTTTTTATTGAGGTAATTTCAGTTGTTAGTAGTTTTACTTTAGGGACTATTTCAAAAGTTATAATTGAGGTTGTCAAGGTCTATGATGTTATTGCTAAATCATTGCCAATAGTATTTGAGGAAACATTATCAGTTATTGGTAATGCGTTTAATCAGGGTGGCAAGATATTTACCGAAACCATTGAGGTTGTCGGGGAGTTTGTTTTGGGAACTATATCAAAGTTGTTTATTCAACCGGTTATTGTGGCTTCTCAATTTATTGCCGGTGGAACTTTTTATAAAGTATTATCAGAGGTAGTCAGCATTTCTCTTAATTTTGTTAATCAGACTGGAAAGATTTTTGTTGAAACGGTGGAAGTGGTCGGTGAGTTTATACTCGGCACAATATCAAAGGCGCTTATTGAGGTGGTCAAAGTTTATGACGGCATATCTTTTGCTATGACAAGAGTTTTTGAGGAAGTTGTCAATGTAGTTGATGATATAAGCCACATATTTACAAGGATATTCAGCGAGGTTCTTAATGTAGTTTTAACCTTTGGAAACTTTGCTATTGGAAAGATATTTAAAGAAACAGTTGTGGCCGATTGGGCTAAAATAAAATTAGTGCTAAACGGAATACAGGTTGGTCTTTGGAAAAAGATTGCTCGTGTTACTATTGGTGCTTGGAAAAAGATAAGTAGAAATTCATCTTAACGATTTATAATTATGAAAGTTGGTAGAAAAAAAGGATATAGTGTTTCAGAAACAACAAGGAACAAGATTAGTAAAAATAATGCTAAATTTTGGCTTGGTAAACAGTTTTCAAAAAAACATAGAAAAAAAATAGGTGAAGCATTAAAAAAGCGTGTGATAACAAAAGAATTTAGAGAAAAAATGAGTAGATTAAATAAAGGCAGACATCATTCTGACAAAACAAGAAAGATAATGAGTGAACTTCACAAGGGGAATAAATCTTATTTATGGAAGGGTGGAATAACTCCAAAAAATAAAAAGATAAGAGTATCAATAGAATATCGTTTATGGCGTGAGGCAGTATTTGCGAGAGATAACTGGACTTGTCAAAAGACAGAACAACGAGGTGGAAAACTGGTTGCTCATCATATTCAAAACTTTGCTGATTTTCCCGAATTAAGATTTGCCATAGACAATGGAATTACTTTAGGTGAAAAAGCACATCAAAAGTTTCATAAAAAATACGGAAAGAAAAATAATACTGAAAAACAACTATTAAAATTCATAAGTAGAAACGATAATTAACAAACCTATGAAAGAAAAAAAATATCAATTTACTGAAACGAAAACAAGAAAGATAATCTTTAACGAGATAACTTTTATTATAGCAATTATCGGTTTTGTTTTGAGTGCGTTTATTTATCTAACCAGTCCGACAAATGATAATAACACTGCCTTACAATTACAGGATCAGCGTATAACTGCACAAAGGGAAACTATTGACAAATTAACTTTAACACAGCAAAACGATACGCAGGAATTAAAGGAAGTAGTTAAGGACTTGGTTGATCAGATACAATTACAGCAACAGGATATTACTAGATTAACAACAATAATTGACGAAAGGATCCCTAAAAAATAATTATATGAACCAAATTATTATTAACAATGCAAATCTTGGTGGTATTGCAGATAGTAAATATCAAGGTCAAGCAAACTCCGTTGCTGAAATGGTAGGTTTTGATATTCACAGCGAACCGGGTATTTTAAAAAATAATCAGAAATTAGCTAAAGAAAGCGGGGCAACCGTTGATGATTTAGTTAAAAAGATTTTACCTTGCTCTGACGGAAACTCTTATTTATTCGGATCAACTAATGGCAAAATATGGAAACGAACCAGTGCTGGTGTTTATAGTTTAGCGGACACTGCCTCACCAGCTTCCGGTGGTGTTGGAATTATGGACGCATACGAATATCAGGGCCATATTTATTACTCAATGGAAAGCAGACTTGGACGCGTGGCCGTTGGTGCGCCGACTGCTTGGGGTGGCAGGGACGACGATTGGAAAACTTTTACTAATACTGACGACACTTATCACCCGTTTAAAGAAGTCAATCAAGTTATGTATATTGGGGACGGTAAAGATTTAGCACAAGTTGACGCTGGCGTTTTTTCGGCCAGTGCGCTTGATATTAAAACACCGCTTCGGATTAAGAGTTTAGGCAAGATATTAACTGATATTTTACTGGGGACTTTTGTAAATGTTTATAAAGTGGCCACAGAGATTTTTCGTTGGAATACTTGGTCAGAGAGTTTTCAAGTTTCTGATGAGATACCGGAAGTCGGAATTAACTGTTTTCTGGCCACAGATAATTTTAATTTAGTTAGTTGCGGGCAAAAAGGACATATCTATTATTACGACGGTTCGCAATTAGATGAGTTTAAAAAAATACCGGGCGACTGGTTAGGAACAAAAACAGCTACTATTCATCAAAACGCTAGTTGCAATATGAATGGCTTGCCTTTGTTTGGTTTATCTAATGTTAGCGGAAATCCAGCAACGCAAGGCGTTTATTCTTTAGGTGGTTATGATCGTAATTATCCAAAAGTTTTAAATCTTGAATGGTTAATCTCAACCGGCAATTTGTCAGGGATAGATATTGGGGCAATAGAAATGGTCGGAACTGTTTTATTAGTTTCTTGGAAAGATACGACAGGCGGAACAACTTATGGAGTAGATAAGATTGACTTAACTGCTAAAGTAACGAGCGCTTATTTTACAACAAGAATTATAAATGTGTTGCGTAATGACAGCAAAACGCTATCCGGCTATGTTGCTTATCGTAGTTTAACAAATGACGCTTCAATTAAAATTTATTATAAAATAAATCACTCAACTGGGTCTTGGGTAGAAGCCACAACGGTTGTTGATACTATAAGAAATGTAGTTTATTGCGAAAAAGCATTACCGGAAGCTACCTCAATACAAATTAAAGTAGAAAGCAATGCGGCCACTCTTGCATTTGTTAATAAAGCGCCGGAAATAGAACTTTGCGAGTTTTCATTTGAATAAAAATTATGCCTAAAAAAGACAAAATTATTGATCCGTTCACAAATATTGAATATAAACCTGTTCAATCTGCGGCGGAAGCTGAAAGTAGCGCTGGTCAAGGCGGAACATTTTTGTCGCAGTTAAGAGAGTTAAGCGTTGGACAAGGTGGTAGTAATGTTTTTCGGGCTGATAGTTCAGGTTTTTGGGCTGGGGGAAGGACTTTTGCGTCAGCGCCTTTCAGCGTTTCAATGGCTGGGGCATTAACAACCAGTTCAATTTTGATAACCGGTGGCACAATGAGATATGGCAAGACTTCTTTTACTGACAATGCTCACAGCGGTTATTATTTTGGCACAGAAGGTTTATATGCTGGTAAAATAGCAGACGCAACTTTGTTTAAATTTAATATTGGGACAGGTGCTTTTGAATATACTGGTAAAGCAATAGTTGATCCTGTTGGTTCAGATCTTCCAGCAGCGGCAATAACAGGTTCTATAACAGCCGGTCAGATCACTTCTCTAACAGCAGGACAAATAACAGGTTCTATCACTGCTGGGCAAATAGGTTCAGTTAATGCAACTGCTATTACTGGAACGATTACATCTGATCAAATTGGAAGTGTCGCGGCAACAACTATAACAGGTTCTATAACAGCCGGTCAGATAACCAGTCTTGACGCTACTCAAATAACCGGTTCAATTACTTCCTCTCAAATTGGCTCAGTTGCCGCAACCACAATAACTGGCTCAATAACATCAGGCCAGATTTCTAGTGTCGCGGCAACAACTATCACTGGGTCAATCGTGGCTGGTCAAATTGGTTCAATAAACGCTAGTGTCATTAACGGGGTTATTGTTACCTCTCAATTAGCAGATCAAATTATAGATACTTTAAGTTTATTTGCCACAGATTTAAGGCCAATAAGTCAAGTTAATACTTTACCAACTTTACCTGACACAGCTTACCCAGAAGGGGCAACTGTTTATTTAACAACTGATCAAAAACTTTATCGCAACGCCGCAGGTTCGTGGTCAGCAAGTGCGGCGGCTTCTGATATTACTGGCACTTTAACTGCCTCACAAATAGGGTCAGTTAATTCAAGCGCTATAACCGGTTTAATTTTGGCAGGGCAAATCAACACGATTGCTGCAACTCAAATTACAGGATCAATTCAAGCCGGACAAATCGCTTCTATTACTGCTGGGCAAATAACAGGTTCTATTACATCAAGTCAGATAGGTTCAGTTGCGGCCTCTACGATAACCGGTTCTATTACGTCAGGACAAATAACATCTATTACTGTTGGGCAACTCACTGGACAAATCTCTGGCACTCAAATTGCTGATTTAGCTGTAAGTGCTGGTAAAATAGCTAATTTAACAATCACTGCTGGACAAATTAAAAATCTAACTGTTACTGGTGGTAAACTCGCTAATAACACAGTTACTTATGATAAAATAAATGTTAGTTATTTGTCGGCTATAAGTGCAAATATAGGGACTATTACCGCCGGAACTTTTAGAGTTTCTGCTAGAATGAACATACAAAAAAGCACTGGTGTTCCGATTGGTTATTTAGGACAGGATCCTAACGCTACTAATATTTGGGGAGTTATTGTTGAATATGGATATGGTTTTATGTGTAGATATTCAGGGTCAAACTATGGAAGAATATATGTATCTGGAACAGATTTTATTTTTGATATGCCTTCCCCAAATAAAATTAAAATTCAAGACAATGAAGGTAACGCAATAGGCAGGTGGTATGGACGCAATGCCGGATTTTCAGGAGTTGGCGGATTAGATTTAATGGGCCCAATGAGATTATACACTTCCTCTACTCCACCAACAGGCGCAAGTAATGGAATGATGTTTTACCACACCACTTGGGACGAAGTTTGGTCTTATCAAAATGGTGCTTGGCATGCACTAGCAGATAAAGATTGGGTAACAGACAATTTTGTTCATCAATAAAATTTATGTTATAATATAATTATTAAGACAAAAAAATTATGAGTAAAAAAAGGACTAAGAAAAGAGGTCAAGGAACAGTTACAGAGAGAGTAACTAAATACTTGTCCGAGAGTGATAAAATCCTAAAAAAATACGGATTGTTATTTCAATTAACAGTTAATTATCCTCGTCGCCGCCGAGTGCCTATTTTAAGCCGAATTGCTTTAGCGATAATTAGAAAACAAGGGGGCTTATTAGATATTAGGTTCAAAGATTTAAGGGATTTAAAGCAATAATAATATGGCAAAAGCAACCGTTTTTAATCCAAAGACAAAGGAACGAAAGGTGGTTACAGTCGGCGATCCCGATGTTTTTGCTGGTGGTTTTCTTTTAGAAACCCCCACTAATAATCTTGACACTTATCAATCGCCTAATCAAGTTAATTCACCTGCACCTGTTAAGTCATCTTCTGGCGCTTCTTATAATATTAAATCGGGCGACACTTTATCGGGTATTGCCAAAGCACAGGGGACAACGGTTGCAGAATTGCTAAAACTTAATCCCAATATCACAAACCCAAATCTTATTTATGCGGGTAGTTCTTTAAATGTATCGGGCGATAATAATGCTCCGGATTATTCACAAGTCAATTCTATGAGTGAGGCAAATGACGCAATTAATTCAGCCCAAGAAGGCGATATTAACGACGCTGAAACCGAAGGAGAACCGGAAACAAGAAGAACATTAAAAGATATAATGGGTGAAATACAAGATTTAACTGAACCCGTAACCGGTGCGCCAGAGGCCCCAGATTATACAGGAACCTTTCAAGAATATCGTTCAGAATACGGAATTACAGCTTTAGAAACTCAACTAGATGAATTGAGGGCAGAAGAACAATTATTAATAGATACTAAGCTGGCCAGAAAAAATGCTGAAAGAGGTAAAACAGTTGCAACGAATGTTATTGAAGGACGTGTCGGTGAAGTCGAACGGCAAGAAAACGAACGTATTGCGGTTGTTCAAAGAAGTATTGCTAATGCTACAAATCAACTTAATACAAAATACAACATTGTAAATTCTTTAATGAAAACAAAGGAAATGGATTATAATGCGGCGACCGCTCAATATGATAAAGAAATGTCAAATAATATTGCTATGTTTAACGCGGCCAAAGGAATTGAAGAAAGCGAAAAATCTGATATTGAAAGAGAAATTGACAACGCTAGATCAAACGCTCAAATTGTTCTTAATGCTTATAGTGAGGTTGGGATTACCTTTGATGAACTAGACGCTTCTGAACAGACCAATCTTATAAAATTAGGTGTCCAGTCAGGACTTGGTGCTGATTTCTTCCCAAATATTTTAAATATTAGTGCCGGAAGGGATATACTTACTACAATAACCAGTAAAGACAAAGCCCAAATGTCAATCATTTATAAGGACGGCTCGAGCGAAATTGTTTCTACTGGATTAACACCAGAGTTTAGTGGTAGTGGTGGTGGTGAAGAGGATGAGGGAGAATTGACTGATGAAGAAATAAAATTTAAAAAAGATTTAGATGATGTTAGAACTAAATTAGCTCAAAAGAAACTTGGATGGGCAGAAGCATGGAAGACAATTAAGGGATTATATCCAGATATTGATGATAAAACT